GCTGGAGTCGAAGCGGTGGGTTGGTGTTATCGCGGCAGTTCAGGAAAAGGTCGAGTCGCTTGAGTATAAAAAGTTAGAAGGGCCGGACTTCCACAGCACTTTGTTGTCATTGGTCACAGTGTTTGGCACGGAGCACAAAAAGGACTATACCTACGATGAGGACGTAAAAAAGTTGTGGGCGGAGTTCTCCAAGGCCAAAGAAGTAGGCCTTATGCCTGCTCTGTGGGCTCGCGTTAAACCTGTTCTGACGAGCCGGTTCAATTATAACGGCCCGATAACGCAGTTGCCGGATTGTTTCCTTGTGGAGCTAAAGCAGCAGGCGGCCCTTTTCGGAATTGATGTGACAAAAATCTACGATGAGATTTGCACGCAGAAGGGCTTTACGGTCCCGAAAACCTGGACCAATCTGAACGCAGACGGAACGCCCAAATCCAAGGAAAAGACGGCTCCGAAAGCTAAAGCCTCAAAGCCGGCCAAGAAGGCCAAGAAAGCCAAAAAAACCTCTTGATGCTCTGAGTCGGATTTGTTAGTGTGTAGATATGGGCACGGAAGCGAGACAGAATCGGATAAATAATGAGCCTATTGTGTACAGTGTCGGTTATCAGGGACTCGGATTAGTTGATTTGAACAACCTGATTGTTTCGCACGAGATAACGGTTTTGGTCGATGTTCGGTCAAAGCCGTTTTCTCGCAGACCTGAATTTTGTCGTCCTCGTTTAGTCGATAATCTCAAACCGCTCTGCCGGTATCTATGGCTTGGAGACTTGATGGGCGGCTATAATATCAGGCAGCCGAAGTGGTCCCGAGGGATAGAGATACTGGTTAAGATGATACGCACCGACTATGAGAATGTTTTGCTGATGTGTCTCGAGCGTAATTTTGAGCACTGTCACCGGCAACAAATAGTCGCTGACCTGGCACAACATAAAATCCATCATATCAATTTGTAAAGAGGGAGTCAGGGAATGGTCAAGGCCAAATCAAAAATCAAAACAAAACGTGCTCCTTGGTCAGCAACAAAGATGGTAATAAAGACCAAGAGAGGCCTCGATATTCGAGTCAGGTGTGGGTTTACAAAGCTGGTCCCGTTGCGGCAATTGAAGCCGCACCCTGAGAATCCTCACAAGCACCCACAAACACAGGTGGCGTTACTGAGTGAATTGATAACAAGTATCGGCTGGCGTTATCCGATAGTCGTTAGCAAACAGAGCGGGTTCATTGTGAGCGGTCACTTGCGGCTTATAGTGGCAAAGCGGTTAGAGATGCCAAAGGCTCCGGTCGAGGTCCAGGATTTTGAAACTGAGGAGAACGAGCGGACGCAGTTATTGGCCGACAACCGTATGCCGGAATTGGCTCAGATAGATGGGGACGCTTTGGCTTTGATTCTAACAAGGCTCAGGGAGAGAAACGCCAACGTGGCTCTGACAGGGTATGATGCTAAAACGGTTGAGCAGATTTTGAAAGCTGCCAGAAAAGCCGTCACCGACAAAGGACAGCCGATTCCAGAAATGGAATTACAGCCGTTCGAGCATTACGACTATATCGTTTTGATGTTCAAGACGACACAGGACTGGATGCGGGCCTTGCAGTTGTTCAAAATAAAGGATGTCAACTTTTCGATAGTGCCGGAATACAAGAGAATCGGGTTAGGAAGAGTTGTAGATGGAGCACGCATTTTACAAGAATTTTTCAGTCAAGAAGGTTATACTTAGCAGGGGCCGGTGGGACACAATATCGAGTCACCTGATTTTGGTCAAACCTGATTTGCTCGTCTGTGAGAGTGAATACGACAAGTACGTCACGGCCGTGGGGGACAGGATGGCTTGCATAAAAACCATACCGGATGCCATCGTCAAAATTGCTGCAATCCGCAACTGGATACTTGACCACTGGGACGATGAGGTTGTTTTTATGTTAGATGACGACTGTGAGTCGATGATAACTATAGGGGAGGGCAAGTATGTGACGGTAAGTGACCCCGTCCTTATAGAGCAGATGATTGACAACACGGCCATCTGTGCCAGAGATGCCGGGGCCCGGGTGTTTGGTTTTAATCTCACATACGACGTGAGGAAGTTCCACGAAAACGAGCCGTTCAAGTTCAACACCTGGGTCGATACGACGTGGGGGATTATCGGCAGGGAGCTCCGGTTCGATGAGAACCAGTTTGTAAAAGAGGACTTCGATTACTGTTTGGCAAGCCTGTTGAAGCACCGAGTTATTTGGTGTGACCGCAGGTATCATATCGTGCACCGGAGCCGGACAAATAAGGGTGGTATGACTTTGCACCGCACAACAGCAAAAGAAGCGGCTGACCTGTCCTACCTCCAGGTGAAGTGGGGCCGGCACATATCGGTCGGTCGGAGCAAGAACATAATTAAGCTCCATACAAACGTCAGACGGAGACAGGCAATCGGCAAAATATGAAAAAAAATAGACATTTTTCCCATTTTTTGCTTGACTTAACAAGAGCGGCCAACGACAATAACGATAAATAATAACCAGTTTGAAAGGACAAGGGAAAATGAGTAAGAGACACGCAATTCGGACGAGACGCGGCTATGATTTTTTCGAGGTCGCGTCAGCACTACAGAAAACCATTCGCAGGAGCAAGGCAGATTTGGCCGGCTATTTTGCTTTGGAGTTGTTCGATTCCGGGTATATTCGGTATGTCTGGAAACGGCTACTGATAATATCGGCTGAGGACTGCTTCGGAGCCATCACCCAGGAGATTGTCGCCCTGTATCGAGCCTTTTTGATGGTCAATAAGGACAACAAAAAACTGAGCAATCGGGAGGGGAGACTGTTCGTAGTGAAAGCCACACTAATACTCTGCCTGACCAAGAAAAGCCGGGACGCTGACCATCTAATCTGCCTGTTATACGACAAGAAGCTGGTCACGGATAAAAAAGTCGAAGGCTATCTGTCGAAAATCACAACAGCAGAGCGGAAGGCCATTCCAGAGTACGCTATTGACCAGCACACCCTCAAAGGTAAAATGCTCGGCAAGACAGACAAAGACTTTTTCAAAACAGAGTTGGCAGCGCTGTTCCCAAAAGGGCCGGGGCTGTTTGACGGTTCGGTCGATGAATGCTACGGTGATTGATGGGAAAGATTCACACTTTACTTGTGAGCCCACATTCGGACGATATGGCGATGGCAGCCAGCCACGCCTTAACCCAGGACTGTTTTGAAAAGCCAGTTGCCCTTTGTACTGTTTTCGCCTGGTCCAACTACGCAGAGGGCCAAAGTCAAGAGGGCGGCCACATTCCTTTCGCACGGATCCGCGAGGACAATCAGTTTTGTGACCGGTTCGGGCTGGAGAGCTTTTACCTTGGTTTTGCAGACGAGCCAGGGACACCGGACCCGGTGAAGGTCAGACGGTCTGTTAGACAGGCGTTGGAACAACTGATTTTGAAGCTAAAGCCTCATATGATTGTTTGCCCCTACGTCCCCCCGGATGCTGAAAAGCAGCACGTCCATCACATTATCGTTTGTGACCTAATCAGCGATATTTGTCAACAGTACAGCCGATTCGGCAAGAATAATCAACAGTGCGGCCCAGTGTTGGTTTTCACAGACGACCTGCCGTACTCGAGACTAAGCTGACCGAAGAAAGGAGACTGAGTTATGCCTAAGAAAAATAAAAGCAAGCAGATAAGACGCTGTAGGAAGTGCGGATGCACAGATGACTATGCCTGCCAAGGCGGTTGTCACTGGGTCGAAAAGGACCTGTGTAGCCGATGTGCTAAAGGATAGTAAAGTGGCAGAAGAAACCCGTTTCAAGTGTGTTGTTTGTGGAAAGCTGACATCTGGACGGATATCAAGAGGATTGTGCGATGATGGATATTTTGCTGTTGGCGATACAAGTGCCCGGTTTCCTCGCCGGCACAAAGGCACAGACGGCAACTCCTGTCCAGGCAATATCCTTGAGGCGGAATGGGTAGATAGTCGAATAGAGCCGAAGATCGGAGAACATAAATTTCGTTACTGAGGGGCTTGTGAGATATACCTATAAAGATTTCGTGACAGGCAAAATCAAGCACACAAGAGGCACGTTCGCTGGCTGGAGCGAGCCGACTGGCCCGCTCAATGTACCTTACGCCATATTTGTTAATCCCAAAGGGCAGGTTTGTGTGCCAGAGTATTTACTGACCAGAGAAACACGAGAGGCCATTAAGACAGCAGAAGCACCACGCCAGCAACCGGAACGCAGACTTTACCGCTGTAATGAGTGTAAGTTGGATTGCGGCATAAAAGAAATAAACTTCCAGCAGTCGGCTGTTTACAGGCAAAGACTCAAAGAGCACGGAATCACTTACTGATAGGCTGACTGCCAAAATCTCAGGTCCCGGCAGTTTTCCCTTGAAAAGTCCCAGTTTTTATGATAGTCTATTCTGACTATGGCAATTAAACCTAAGAGCAAGAAATTACGGAAAACGGTCAAGGTCAAGTGGAAGGCACGGACAGCGGCCAAACCCGACAAGAAACGTCCACAATACAAAAGACGGCCTAAGAAGCGTAAAACCCCGCAGAAAAAATCTAAGCTCCCAAAGTCCACAGATTCCACAGTTAAAAAAAAGGGGCTGTTTATAGGGCAGTTTGAGGCGGCTGGCTGTAACATCTCGGCCTGCTGCAAGGCTATCAATATAGACCGCAAGACTTATTATAATTGGCTAAAGAATGACCCCGAGTTTTCTACTCAATGCTCTGACTGCGAGGAGGAGCTGATTGACCTGGCCGAGAGCCAGTTGTTTAAGAATATCACAACGGGCAACGTCACATCGCTAATCTTCTTCCTGTGCAATAAGGGCAAACATCGAGGCTGGCAGAGTGTTTCTCAAATAGTGCAGCGGTTCTATGGAGCGGCTCCAGGGGAGAGGTTTAGGAATCTCAGTAATAAAGACCTGGTCGGGCAGATACAGAGGTTGTCAAAAAAACTGGGAGTAAAAGTTGACGAGAACAGACTTAGTAGAACAGTTAGAAGCCCTCGAGGAGCTCGAAAAAAGAAGGGCAAGAAAAAGCCTCGCTGATTTCGAGGAGTTTTGCTTTCCGGACTTAGAGCCTCAGACGGTGTTTGACCGCACCAAATTCGGCGATGTTATCTGTGACGAGCTTGAACGGTGGTATTACGACCCCGAGAGCACGTTCCTGATGATATTGGCACCGCCCAGGCACGGCAAAAGCCAGAAGGTCAGCCGGTTCCTGCCAGCCTGGATTTTCGGACAGAATCCAAATGCCAGAATAATCGGTACCTCATACGGCCAGGACTATGCAAATACAATCAGTATCAGTGTTCAGCGAATCCTGCAAAGCCCGAACTATCAGACGTTGTTTCCTGATGTCGGCTTGCCGGGTCCTGGCAGGGGCACTGAGTTAGAGAGACGGACTATGGCAGAGTGGCAGATCAGCGGCCATACCGGATATTACGTTGGTAGGGGTACGGGCGGTGGTATCACTGGCAGGGGTGCGGATTATATCATAATTGACGACCCGATTAAGAACCGAGCAGACGCAGAAAGCTCAAACAACCGAGATTTGGTTTGGGAATGGTACAAAAGCACGCTCCGAACCAGGCTGCAAAAAGGCGGCAGGATTGCCCTTGTACTTACAAGGTGGCACGAGGACGACTTGGCCGGGCGTCTGTTGGAGAAAATGATAGATGACCCACAGGCTGACAGGTGGAAAGTCGTATCGTTTCCAGCTTTGTATGAGAAAACGGAACACACGCACTCTCGAGACAAACGCAAGGTGGGGCAACCTCTCTGGCCGTCCGTTTTCGATATGAAGTTTCTGCGTCAGACAAAAGCTACCTTGGGCTCGTATGATTGGGAATCATTATATCAGCAGAACCCATTACCTCCAGGCGGCACAGTTATCAAGAGAGAGTGGCTGACTAAAATCACCGACCAGGCCCCAGACGGTCTTTACTGGTTCCGGTTTTGGGACCTGGCGGTCACGAAAAAAAAGACGTCTGATTTTACAGCAAGTTGCCAAGGGGCAATGGACATAAACGGCGTCTTATATGCACGTAATATGATTCGTGGAAAGTGGGAGTGGCCGACGGTCAGAAAGATATTAGTAGCTGCCGGCAAGAGCGAGGACATCAAAGTCGGAGTCGAGACGGCCGCTACGCAAGTCGGTTTTGTCCAGGATTTGCAGCAGGATAAAGGGTTGCAGGGTGTTACTGTTGTAGGTTATAATCCAGAGGCAGACAAAAAGACAAGGGCTTTGCCCTGGATAGCGAAGGCTGAATCTGGTAATTTTGTTATGGTTAAAGGCCCCTGGATAGCCGACTTTATTTCTGAGTGTGAACATTTTACAGGGGAAGGAGACAAGCACGATGATCAGGTTGACGCGGTCAGTGGAGTTTATAAGATGATTCTGGAAGGCGGAGGCGGAGCGGTTGCGGACTTAGGAGACAGGTATTAGATGGGAAAGGAAATTAAAGATTTGTTGAGTCGGCGGTGGAATATGCTGTCCAATCCTCACGTTTCGCCAATGAGGAGTATGTCACCAATGGTGGAGGGGGAAGTAATGATTCATTGTCTTATGATTGACAGGTTGTTTGTTAAGGCGGGAGAGCCTTATTTGACAAGTGCTGAGATGCGGCAATGTTATATCCGGTTCCGTGTGTTCTGTTTAACGCAGTGGGAAAACAGGAATTAGGGGATTATTGTGCCAGTACATACGGGAAAAGATGCGAAACGGTGCTATGCTCAATGGGGCGAGCACGGCAAGAAGTATTATTACGAGTGCGGGAACCGTGAGGCCCGGCAGCGGGCCAAGGCCAAAGCCGCCGCCCAGGGAACAGCTGCCTATGCGCACGGATATCGAGAAGGAGCTTGATATGAAAATAAGAGCTTGGTTAGAAAAAAGACGCACGTTAATAGGACGGCTCCGAGAGCTTCAGCAAACAATCGGCGGTTTGACGGAGACAATATCGGAGATGCAGACGAGTTTCAAAGACAGAATATCGACTACGGCTAATCCTTATCAAACGCTCAATGCCCAGGTGGACGAGATAGTCAGCAAATGGAATGGTGAGAGCGACTGGGGTTGTGAGCTTCTACAACGACTCGTCAACGTGCTGGCGGCTTTTACGCTGCCGAACGGTCTCGATCTGGTGACGGCTGACAATTTTGAGGGGGACGCCAACGATAAAGGTCAGGCAGAACACGACTATTTGGAGAAATGGCTGGACGACAATAATCTTAATGAGGGTGGGACGCTCAAGCTGGTCCAGGAAGCTCATTTGCAGGGGCAGATTGTTTTGACTTTGAAGTGGAAAAAGGCCGTCCCGGGAAGTGATGATGAAGGCAAGGTTATCTGTTCGTATCAATCCTGGCAGGACACTGGTTTCGTGGTAGAGGCTGTGGACTCGAACCTTGTTGGCCCTTACAAATTGAAATACACACCAGAAGGAAGCGAGACTGAGATAACGATACCGGATGCACGTTTTGTCTGGCTCGCCATAAATGCCCGTTACGGCAAGACTGAAGGTCGGCCACGCCTGGGTACGATTCTGCATATCCTCGAGTTTCTGAGTATGGAGTTGACGGACTGGCGAAAGAGCAATGAGATTTTTGGACATCCCACACCTTATTTTAAGTGCAAAGACGCAACCGAAGTGAAACAGGTCAAAGCAGAGTTAGATTCGATAAGGTGGAAGCTCGGCAAGGCCCTTGCCGGCACAGCAGATTTGTCATTAGTGGTCCCAGCCGGCTCCGCAGCAGAGAGTAAAGAGCTTATCACTATATTGGTCCAGATAATCTCAGCTACGACAGGGGTATGGCCGCACTTCTTGGGGTTCCCGAACCTTATGAGCAATCGAGCGACTGCTGAGTCTATGGGGGAGCCTTCAGAGATAGTGTCAAAATCAGAGATGGCTTCGTGGCGAGCGTTTTTCGATTCACTGTTTGACAAAGTTATCAGGCTAAGGAATGACAGTGTAACGAACCAGACGGAACTTAGAGAGGGCGTTATAAAGACAAAGCTACTGCCGTTGACGGACAGGCAGTGGAAGCAAATCGAGAAGGTATGGCTGCCGATGTTAAAAGAGGGTGCGATAAGTCTGCCGACGTTTCTTGCCAGGATACCGAACCTGGACGTTGAGGCTGAGATTGAAAAGCTGAAAACGCCGGGAATTAAAATTGAGTCTGAGGAGGAGTTGTGAAATTCAAGAGGCCCGTCAAAATAAAGCGGGCTATCGAGAGGGCCCAACGCAGAGCCAGGCAGCAGCTTCGTCCGATGATGCGTGATATTTGGGACTCGCTGTTCGAGCAGATGTGGACTCGGGCAAAGCGGAGAATGAGAGGATTGAAAACAGGGGGCAAATCTTACGTCCTGCCGAAAAGTCTGATTGCAAGGTACAACAGAATAGTCAGCGACTTTATGATTGAGCTCGTCAAGCAAGGTCGGCAGATTGCACGGCTGACAGACAAGCAGTTTAAGCGCACAGCACCTAAAAAAGTCTTGGCTAATGTGAAAGAGCTCTCGACACCAGAGGACGCGGTGGCTGAGGCTTTGAGGACTCGGGCCGCTGTCTATTCGTCCTGGGTGAATAAGAGGGTCAAGCAATGGGTCAACGTCACGAGCAAGAAAAGATTTCGCAATACAATAAAAAGGGCCCGCCCTGTTATGGAGCAAGCGATAACGCAGGGCTGGACCCGAAACCAGATGCTACAAGGTATGGCAGACAAGTTCGCCTGGTATAGCGAGAAGGAGCTCGACAGAGTTATCATTACGGAGTCAACGCGAGCGGTCAATTTGGGAACGTATGTCGAGGAGAAAGGGAACCCGCTGATTATCGGCTGGACCTGGCGAATCAATTACAAGGGCTGTCCTGTCTGTGAGAGTTTGCAGGCAAAGGGGCTGATACCGAAGGACCAGATTAGCGGCGAAAAGATACCACCGGCACACCCGCGCTGTGAGTGTACCCTTGAGCCGGTGTTTGTCACTGAGCCATTTGCGGCAGAGTATCTGGCAAAGCACCCGAGCAAGAGTCCATTAAGAGAGCCATCAATTAAGATTCCACCAAAAGTCGTCAAACCAAAAGCAAAGCCCAAGCCGAAACCGGAATTGAAGCCGAAACCGGAATTGAAGCCGAAACCGGAATTGAAGCCTAAACCGGAATTGAAGCCTAAACCTAAGCCAAAAATTCCTCCTGATTATGTAAAAGAAATTCAATTAGAAGGCATAGATAAAAAATTCGAGGCTGAAGTTGTTAAAGAATATGTATCGTTGAGGCGTAAATATCCGACAGCCAAAATCAAAAGGATTGCAGTGGAAAGCAAAACGCCTAAAGGGCAAAGGCTTGGCATTGGTCAATTAGCTGAATACTATGATGGAGAAATTATATTAAATAAAGGGTATTTTGGGAAAGGAGCACGCTATGACCCACGAAAGCTGATTGAGAAAAGTTACAATACCAAATTTTTGGTTACTAAAGACATAAAGGGGATTATAAGTCACGAATATGGTCACGGAATTTTAGATTCATTGTCTTCGGAGGCAAAAACCAAAGTGACCGAATTATATTTACGGGACCTGACAGACCTAAAGAACAGATTGAACAAAACTGTCCGTAATAACATCAGTAGATATGCACAGGCGAACCACAAAGAGATGTTTGCAGAGGCATTTACTCAACATCGAACAAGCACAGCCTCTCCATTTACCAAAAAGCTTATGAGAATAGGGGACGTCAAATGAATTTCCCGCAATGCGTAGTATGTAAAAACATAATAAATATAGAAGCCAGAAAATGCAGGGCTTTTCCAGATGGCATCCCGTCTCGACTTTGGTTTGGTGAAATACTTCACAACAAAAGTATGATGAATGACGAGGGTGTCATTTTTGAGCCTATGGATGAAATAAAGGCCAAATAAATTTTTTGATTTGGCAGCTTTTTTCCTTGCAAGGCCCCAAGACATAGTGTATTTTGGGCTATATGGAGATACCATACAAAATCAGGAGCCTACCTGACTGCCTACAGAGAGTTTGGCGGAGGGAATGGCAGAGGGTCCTCGAGAACACTGGCTCGGCGATTACGGCGGTAAAAGCGGCAGACAGCTTAATCGAAGCCGTGACGGTGCGTAGCAGTCTGGTTGACGCGGACGATTCTCACAGTGAACATTCGGTCAGCCTGTCGGCGGTCGTTTGTGAATTAGCGGAGACGAGAGCCAAAGACATTCTGCCGGACAGTGTCCTTAATGCAGTTAAGGCTGAGACCGAGCACCCGTTCTTGACGCTGTTTGAAGTTGGCACGCCGGGCGTTTCGACTGGAGAGGGTGTTCGTAAGATATGGTCTTTTGGGGCGATAAAAGAGTTGGCTAAGAAAATGGCCGAGGGGGCTGCGTCTATATTTTACAAACATACCGACGAGGACGATTCGACCCGGGAGGAACTGGGCAAAATTGTTTGGGGATTTGTCAGGAAGGTCGGGAAGGAGCTCAAAGCCTATGCAGTCGGATTGATAACTGACAAGCTGACACAGGAGAGGATTCAAAGTGGAGAGTTGGATTTGTGCAGCATCGAGGGACAGGTACAGTTTCAAAAAAGGGGAGCGTTCGGCGATTGGTTTATCGAGAAGGTCAATAATGTCACCGGCTTGGTGCTTGCTAATTCAGTGTTTGACAAGCCCGGGTTTGCCAGTGCCGGCCCGGTAGCAATAATCAGAGAGTTAGAAAGAAAGGGAAGTATGATGGCAGAGGAAAAACAAAATACAAGTATGAGCGTGGCCGACGTTGATATTGCAACGGTCAAAGTTGCTATCGAAACGCACGGCTGGAGGCCTGAGCAGTTGTTCAGGACAGAGGACTTGCTCGACGTGGCTTCTATTCAGGAGCACATCAAGACAGAGCTTGAGAAGGCAAAAAAGGAGACTGAGGACGCAGTCAAAAAACTACAGGACGAGCTCGAGCCGTTAAAGATAAAAGACCGCCAACAAACGGTGGCTGTGCTTATCGAAAAGTCCAGCCTGCTTACAGACAAAAAAGAGGGCTGCCGGAAGTACATCGTAAGTCACCTGGGCGGCTTGAGTCTGGATGGCGTCGAGGCGGAGTTGCGTCAAACAAAAGTCGATGATGCTGTCAAGAAGGAGCTCGAGCAGATAAAGAATTTGGGCATCACGTTTGCCGACAAGACTGAGGAAGAAACTGAGGAAACCAGCACAGAGGAGGAGACAACGTCCGGCAAAAAGAAAATAGACCGCAGTGATATGGCGAGGTCCTGGGCGGATGGTGGCGGAAACAAACAGATTCCTTCAGAGGAAAGTTGACCAGTTGAAGTTTTTAATATGCGTGTAGGGTCTGACGAACAAGGCGGGTCAGCGTCAGCGGCCCGAGCGAGTGACACGACAGGGTTGCTCGTGTTCGCGGGGTAAAGTCACATTTTTAAGGAGATAATAAGATGACGTACGGAAGTTTAACGGAAGCTCTAAAGCTACGTTGTCCGCTGTCGGAGTGTAGGACCATCGTCCTCCCAACTGGCACCGATTTGACAACCGTTCAGACTGCTCACGTCGTGCCGGCTGGTGCGGTGTTGTGTGTTGGTGGCGTTGTTTGTATGTCTCTCGAGGAGATAACCGTAACCGCCGCCGCCGAGCTTACCACAGCCCCGACAGTGTGGATCACGTTTGCTCCAAAGGTTATCGTCACCAAGACGGACTCGCAGGCGTGGCCGTTGGGACAGCCGGTCTATCACGACGAGGACGATGACTGTGAGACGTTCGACATCGGCAAGGATACTACCTTGAAGGCGATAGGCTACGTGCTCGAGGCGGTTGCGAACACTGCCGGCCTTGTTGAAGGTATGATTTGCTTCCAGGGTGATATGCTTAACAGCGAGACCGGGGCCTGCACGGGCACAACGTAGCAACGGGAGCCGGACAGAACAAAGAAGGAGTTTGAGCTCAAAACAAAAGTTATTGGCTTTTGTAGGAGATAGACAAATGAAAAGGGTTTTTGCGGACTATAGAGCACTGAATCCCAGAACTCCGCAGGGCTATAAAGAGTTTATTGGAGCGATTAGGC